CTAGTATCGCCAATTGAAGCATTTTCATTATTTAAAAGATACAACAACGAATTTCCACTTCGTGTGAAGGTAAAAGTACCAGCAGAAACAGCAAAATCAATTACAGGCACTTGAGGTTGTTTGGTTCCGCTTGTTTCTTGCACCCAAATACCAGCAATTACCCAGTCGCCAGCCGCAGGAGTAAGAGGGGCAGCATCATATCCGGAAAATCCACCATCTGCGCCAGCAAGCTCATAAGCATTCAGCGTGCCGTCAGGGGCTCTAAACCCACCAGTAAGCGTCTGCCCAGCAGCAGGCGTCCAAGTGCTCATGGACGTGACTGCAAACGAGGTGTAAGGGACAAGGCTCGGTGCAAAATTGTGATCCGTCGGGATCGCACGAGCATCTATGTTTCCATCACCTAAATTTCTAGTGTATTGAACGTCAATACCGTTTTTGATATTTAGGGAAGACGTGTATTTGGTTAATCTTGTGCCTTCAATATTAAGATCAATAATGGATTTTGAAGCGGCGGTAAAACTTAAATAATTTGTGTCACCTTTCCACGTTACGGCGGTGATTGGAGATGTCGTAATGTTGAAAAACTTGTGCCCGCCAAGGTTATCGAACATGTATGTACGATCAAAGACCAACCCCGAAATCTTTGATGAGTCTGCACCATCTATCGTGAAGAAATCAGACAGGGAATTTTCAACCGAACAATCAATAAAGTTGAAATACGCACATGGGCTGGCGGCGTAATTTCTAATAATTACGCCGTATCCATTGAACACGGTGTCACGAACAAAAACCAACCCAGTGTATGCGATTGCGCTTGCGTCGGCGTTCAGTCGCATTGAGTATTGCGCCGTGCCTGTGTTGGTCATGAATGTACAGCTTTCAATCCACAACCAGAAGAAGTTATCTACGTTGATAGGGGCAGATGTTGCAACCGCCGCAGAGCAATTCACATGGACATTCTTCAGCGTAAGAAGCGCGCCAAGAATAGCGTTGTCTCCGACTTGAATCCCAAGTCCTACCGGGTTAAAAATCTTAATGTTTTCAACGTGTGTGCCTGACGAACATGTAATCTTCAGAACAGGCGTGGTAAGGCCGTGTGGGACGATAGTTAGGCAGTTTGAGCCATCGGTAGAAAATTGACTTGTTCCAATTCCTCGGCCAATCAATGTCACGTTGTTTGTGATATTGATTGTTGTCGTTGGCCGCCACGTTCCGGCAAATTTCAACGTAATTCCGGACGGAAACGTTAAGTCTCCAGTCTTAAAATTGCCATCTGCCTCAACAACCCCGATGCCCGTTGATTGAGCGTAAACCATTGCGGCATTAAAGGCCGCCGTGTCTGACAGATTGGATAGAAAATGATCGAGACGCTTGGCGGTGGGATACTAGGTGGGTTGCTTGGCGGTGTTTTCCGCCTTGCACCCGAAGTTGTTAAGTATTTTGACCGTAAAGATGAGCGAAGACATGAGCTGTCAATGTTTGAGCGTCAGTGCGAGCTTGAGCAAGTAAGGGGCCAGATCAAGCTGCAAGAAATCAACGCGACGCGCGAATCAGTCATTGATAGTGGTGTTGTGGATGCGCTTAACAATGCGATACAGCAACAAGCAGACATGGTTAAAAGCGCTGGACCTGGATGGGTAGCGAACCTATCTGCAAGCGTGCGACCTGTAATTACGTACTATTTATTGGCGCTGTATGGCGTTGTGAAGGCGTGTTTTATGGTCATGGCCTTTGACAATGGAATGCCTTTGGCCGAGGTTGTTGTGAAGAACTGGACGGTTGATGATGCGACCCTTCTGGCTGGCGTGGTTAATTATTGGATGATCGACCGAACGCTAGGAAAGCGCGGGCTGTGATTGATCTTGGCATCGCCATAGAACTATGCAAGAAATTCGAAGGCTTTAGGGCAAACCCTTATATATGTCCCGCTGGTGTGCCGACTATTGGCTATGGATCAACGTACTATCCAGACAAAAGAAAAGTAACAATGAACGATTCGCCAGTCGATAAGGCACTGGCTGAATGGATGCTGAAACACGAGCTTGAACACACTTATTTGCCTGGAGCAATTCGTCTTTGCCCTGGCTTAATTCGCCACCCACAAAAGTTAAATGCCATTGTGGATTTTTGCTATAACTTGGGAGTGGGAAGGCTTCAAACAAGTACCTTGCGGCGCAGAATAAATGCCGAAGACTGGCAAGGCGCAGCCGAAGAACTAGGCAAGTGGGTTAGAGGCGGTGGGCGCGTTTTACCTGGCCTTGTGTCAAGGCGAAATGCTGAAATTCAATTTATTAAAGGATGAAAATGAAAGGCTATAAAACTGTTGTTGTTAATGCTGCCGCCACATTGCTTCCTATAATTGATATTCTTGCAAACAGCGGTGCGCTGTTTGGCACTAATGGAGCAGCTGCTATTTCTTTGTTGGCGCTAACAAACCTTGTTTTGCGTTGGATTACAACAACGCCAATTTTCAAAGATGAGTAAACAAAAGGCCGCATAAAGCGGCCATTTTTTATTCTTTACATGCCCCATACAAAGCCAAAAACACACCGAATAATGACAAAAGATCAATTTCATTAAACATGATTGGCTCCGAACATTAAAAAGGTTAAAAAACTTTTGCTCCTTTTTGCTTTATAAATTTACGGCACTGCAACATTTAATTTCTAGCACAAAAACACATTCTGTTTTTTGTAAAATCCAAAAAGAATGTATAGCTTTTCAAGCACGAAACTAAACATTTCGTCTGGATACATTTACATCAACGCAACCAAAACAGGGACACAGCAAAGGCAAGTAATCAAAACTGCGCCGTCCCTGTCAATCGACAAAATCCATTTTTTTCCAAGCTTCAGAACCGAGCGCAGCCAAGACTTGCGCAGGTGAATGACGCTCTTGCGATCTGCATAATCGTTCATGGTGTAAAGCTGTACGGCGCGTCGTGCTAGGACTTTCTTTTCCATACTACCTCCCAAGATTGAGCCCCCTTTCGAGGGCGTTGCGATTACCAGCCAAGCCTGGTCATTTCTTCCTGCATCACTTCATGCAACTTGTTTAGATCGTCGGCAAGACATTCAAGATCATAAGCTTCCAACGACATCATCTGAACAGTGTAATCAACGCCTTCTACAAAGTAGATAGGCTTTGCGTCGTCAAACTGACAAGCCGGAGCCATTTCTAAAGCAGCAGCAGCTTCTTCAATCTCTGCAACCCAGTCTTCAAGACGGACTGTTGCATAAAGATAATAGTTGTCGCCAAAAAAGAAGTCTTCTTCGTCTGCGCGAAGTTCTTCAACAGCCCAACCGCCGCGATAGAAGTAGTTGAAATGCTCTTCGACTTTAGCAATTCCGGCCTTGGTCAAACGCACGGACTTGATTAAGTAGCCTTCGGGAATAACGATAGGGGTAGATTCAAGAGTTTGCATAGTGCAGTTCCTTGGTTGGTGTTGCGTTGTTGATGTGTTCATATTACGCACAGTGCGCGTAATATGCAAGCATTTTTAACAACAAAATGTAAAAAAGTTTTCAGGCAATAAAAAACCCGCCGAAGCGGGTTAGTTGTTGGTGGCCGGTGCTGAACTCCGGCGTCTGGTGGGACTCGAACCCACGCCCTAAAGCTCTACCAACTGAGCTACAGTTTTAAGCGCATCAGCCTGCGCATTCACCAACACGGCTGAGGACTGCTAGTTGAGGGACTGTGAAACGACCTCAATTCGATCACAGACACAATCCTCATGCGTGTTGGTGCCGTCTTTCCGGCTGTCAGTCGGTGGAATAGGGCTTTCTTAACGCGCCATGACAGCACCCCGCCCCGTAACACCAACACGGCTGGCGACTGACTATCTGGCTCACCTCATCCAAAAATTTATCTAGGCCTAGATTTTAGGCTTGTTGATGAGCTTAACAAGGGTTCGCGCTCCCTCATGCTTCAGCCGCCATGCGTCTTGATGCGAGCAAGAATCTGACTTTGAGCATCTTCACAGCTTTTACCTACTATAACAAAATCGCCAATGCCCTGTAAGTAGATATGCCAGTCTTTCTGTTCTGGCGAAACACTGCCGCCTTTGACTCGTTTCATCTCTATCCAGGTGTGCCAGGCAGGAATGTAAAGATCCGGCACTCCCTTGCTTACGCCTTCCGCTTTAAGCCTTCCAGCAACGCTGGGCGATCTTGCGCCGCCGTTAGGGATGGCGAAGATCCTAACTTCAGGGAACGTCTGGCGAAACCATCGGACAAACTCGCGCTGCTCTTCGTGCTCGGTTGGAAGTCTGTCCATTCTCGATTGATCACCGTGTAAAATTTGCCGTCTTTTTTGTAGGAAATGATAGCAGGCGGGATGCCTTTGTTCATGGCGTCAGCAATGCCATTAATAGAGTTGTCATCAGTGTTCGGCGCTTTACTCTTTTGCTTTGCGTTTAGCAGCTTTTGAAGCGCTTTCTGGCCTGCATATCCTTGGTGATTGATAGGCAGATACTCAATGATTGGCGTATCGCTTAGCGCACCGTAATACGTTACGGCCAGCATCTCTTTGCCGCTGGCTTTGCTAATGTGTTTTTTCCATCGCCACTTGGTGACATAAAGATCCTGAGCCTCAAGCCCCATAATGTCATCGGTGTGAAGATGCAGTTTCTTAGGCTTTGGCAAAGGAAACGGCGTGCCGCATGCCGGACATTCCTTGGCAGATATTGGGCACAGCTCGTTGCAACTGTCGCATACTTTTACAGGCGCTTCGCCTTCGCCAGTACCGGCTTTCCTTGGAGGCTGCACCGCAGTAATGGGGCCATGCGTTGATACGACCCCAGCAAAGTCCAACACCAGGCAATGATCGGTGTGGCTCTTTGGGCGCATGCCTCGGCCAGCCATCTGAACGTAAAGACTTGGCGACATGGTTGGCCGTAACATGGCAATCAGGTCAATATCTGGGTAGTCAAAGCCAGTAGTCAGTACGTTGGCGTTCGTCAAAGCGCGAAGCTTGCCTGCTTTAAACTGAGCAAGAATCGATGCGCGCTCGGCTTTTGGCGTATCTCCAGTCACGCATGCCGCTGCAACGCCTTGTTCGTTTAATACGTCTGCCACGTGTTTCGCGTGTTTAACGCCTGTGCAGAAAAACAACCATGCTTTCCGATTGCCAGCCAGTTGAATCACTTCGCTGACTACGCGCTGGTTGTTGTCGTCCGTATCTACTGCCGCTTGCAGCTCAGATTCAATGTACTCGCCACCACGCTTTTTGACCTTAGATACATCCAGGCGAACACCCGTAACTTTGCTGCGCAGCTTTGACAGGTAATCTTTAAACAACAACTCCTCAATGCTGACTGGCTCAATCAGGTCAGAGAAGATGGCTGGTGCGTCTGTGATAAGCCCGTGGCCTAAACGGTAAGGCGTTGCGGTTAACCCTATTACTCTCAATGCAGGATTGATGCTGGTAAGAGCACCCAGCAATTTGCGATACCCGCCTTCGTCTTTGTGATTGACCAAGTGGCACTCATCAATGATCACAAGATCAACATGGCCGATCTGCTGAGCTTTGGTGCGGATGGACTGAATACCTGCAAAGGTAATAGGCTCGCCAAGTTGCTTTTTGCCAATGCTGGCGGAGTAAATGCCCATCGGCGCACCAGGCCAGTGTTGGCGCATTTTCTCAGCGTTTTGCTCTATTAGCTCTTTGACGTGAGTTAGCATCAGGACGCTGGTATCCGGCCACTTTTGCAGCGCGTCTTTGCATAGAGCAGCTACGATGTGGCTTTTGCCTGAGCCAGTAGGCAACACCAAGCAAGGATTGCCGGTGTTGCCCTGCTCAAACCATGCGTAGAGCTGGTCTATGGTGCGTTGCTGGTAGTCACGAAGCATCGCGTTCTTCAAGCACTTTCATTTTTCGGCCTCTTTGGTAGTGGAGCCCACATTACCCAGAATGTGTCGCGCCCGTTATAGGTGCCATACACAGCGCACCCTAGTTGGCTAAGTAACTGCACTTTTCGCCCTACCGGGCAGTTCTCCATCGGCTGCCAGCAGTAGTCATGATCCACGACGGCGATACCGTCTGACGAGTTCTTCAGTCTCATTGTTAGTCCGGTTTCTGAAGTAGCCGTTTCTCGCGCAGCTCTTTATTGACTATCTTCTCGACCTCTTGGAGCTGTTGTTTTCCACCCTGAGTGTCAATAATTCTCTTCATTACGCGCCAACGAGCTGCGTCAGCTACTGCTTGATCTCGCTCATGTTTGAACTGCATGCTAGCCCGCGATAGCTGTTCTGCGTCCGCTTGCAGCTTGCTGATCGTGACCTTCTGCTCGCACAACACCGCGTTCTTGTACTCAATATCTTGCTTAAGAAACGCGTTTTCCGCTGACAGATAGTTGTAGTTCGGTGCGATGTTCGTGTGGATCGGTATGTAGTTCATTTAGTGACTCTCTAACAAGTTAGACAGGAAGTGCATTGCCAACCCGAAGGCCAACACACCAGCAGGAACGGCAAGCCCAAGAGGGCCAAGCGGCCAGATAGCGACGAATGAGGGCATCAGTATTAACCCGCATCCAACGCTCAGTTTCCCCAGGATCTGCCCCAGTTTTGTTCTAAACGACACAGGGTCTGGCGTGACAGGTGGCCTCGGCGCAGTGTCCTGAGCCTGTACTGAAGATGGCCTCTGCGCCTTAATCATCGCCTCAATCCTCGCAGCATGGATTGTTGGCCTAATGTCAGCAGCAACAATCTCATCAGAAAAATGCACACGTCTGGTGTCGTTAGCAGCCTTCGGTTGAGCAGAATATTGCGGCAGGTCATACACGCTACGAGGATGCTCAATTCTCATTTCTCTCCCCTTGCTCGGATGGCAGCAACACAGTCTCGCGTGTCTCCGAAACGTTCGAAATCCTCAAGCAACCGAGCACAGGCCTCACGCTCATCCAGCACCGCCTGCAAGACCCGAGTATCTGGGCAGTCAGCCAAAATGGCTTTGACGCGAGCGATGAAGTCGCTTTTGGTTTCTGTGTCGTCGGTCACCACGCAGCGCAAGGCGATGATGGTTTGTGCAAGAGCATCGGCCCTTTGTTGCATATCGGCGCGCCGCTCACGAGCAGAAGTGGCAAGGTCAATAAATCGCTCTAGCGTTCCTGGGGAGTTATGTGCCATTGAATAAAGCCAACCATCTTCCCCAAACGGATCGGCCTCCAGCGCCAAGCGGGTAATGTCGTCGCGTGTCATTTCTCGCCCCTTGCTCGGATACATCCTTGAACAAACGCCATATTTTCAAGCATCCACTTACGCTCGGCATCGGCACCAGCCTCGTATGCAAGGCGCACAAGGCGTTCAAGATGTTCTTGCAAAACTTCACGGTGCTCATTCCCGCTGTCCCACCAAGCGTCAATGCCCGCCTCCCGAGCCATCTTCAGAATGTCGTCGCGTGTCATAGCTCAGGATCAATCCAAAAGCCGCCACCAAAAATCAGAGGAATCGGGTCGTACTCTTCCCTTTCCGCGTGTTTGATCTGATCCTGCAACTCAAGGACTTGTTTGTGCAGCTTCATCACGTCCGCATAAAGTTCTTGGCCTCGTTCAAGCAGCGCGTTGTGTTCTTTCTTCAGGTCGTTGATTTCTTTCGGTGTCATTGTGGTTTTTCCTCTTCATCAAAAGTCATATCTGGTGGGTGTGGAATATCGTCATGAACGATAATTCCGTCATTTGAGGGCAAAAGCCTGCCGCATACCACGCAGTAATAGCCATCATCTTGTGTCATTTCTCGCCCCTTGCTCTGATGGCTTCGCCAAACTGCCAGCCTGCTAATCCGTCCGGAATGTCATCGTC